TGCTGAATTTTTAATCATTGCACCCACTATCGAAGTGGCTGGCAACAGCTTTAAAGCCGCACGGGACAGCGTACAAAAAGACCCGGTTCTTTCAACGTTGATACAGCTACAGGCACACACTAGGACGCTGACGCACCGCATTACAGGGGCGACCCTTAAGATTGTGGCCGCTGATAGCCGCACGGTAACGGGCAAGATTGCCACGGGCGTGCTGGTCGAGGAATTGCATGAATTCGGGACGATGAACGATGCCGACAACATGCTACTTGAGGCAACGGGCGGGCTTATGTCGCGGCCTGAAGGCTTTACCATTTATATCAGCACACAGTCACACGAGCCGCCTGCGGGGTTGTTTGCCAGTAAATTGGCCTATGCCCGCGACGTTCGGGATGGAAAAATAGTAGATAACAACTTTTTGCCAGTTATTTACGAATATCCAAAATCATACATTGATGATAAACTTTATCTTAAACCTGAAAATTTTTACATCACGAATCCGAATCTTGGGGCTTCGGTTGACGTAAAAACTATTGAAGGCTTGCACCGAGAGGCTACGCACAAAGGTGTTGTCGATGAAAATTTGTTTGCTTCAAAACACTTAAATGTAGAAATAGGCTTAAATCTTTTGGCAGGTAGGTGGTCTGGCGCTGATATGTGGCAGGAAACCGAAGTAGATAAATTCTCACTTGAGCAATTCATAGAGCGTTGTAGTGTAATTGGCGTTGGGATAGACGGCGGCGGTAGGGATGACTTGCTCGGGTTTTATGCTATTGGCGTAGAAAAAATAACCGGTAGGTGGGTGGGCTGGGGCCACGCTTGGGTAATGGAAATAGGTCTGGAGAGGCGAAAATCCGAAGCCTCAAGAATGCAAGATTTTGCAAACGATGGCGACTTAACTATAGTGCCAGGCGATGATGGACGCGACATTGATCAACTGGCAGACATAATAAAAAAAATCTTTGATAGCGGAAAACTATATCATGGCCAATATGACGAAAGGGGTAGATTTACTGAAACCCCATCTATTGGTGTAGACCCCATTGGGCTTGGCATGATACTTACTGTTTTGGCAAATAAAGGCATACCATCTGAGTTAATTGTTGCTGTAAAACAGGGTTACACAATGATGCCACAAATTAAAACAATGGAAAGGAAGCTGCTTGAGGGGCAATTTATACATGGCGAATCTCGCCTCATGGACTGGGTGTTAGGCAACGCAATGGTTGTTCCGAGCGGTAATGCTATAATGATCACCAAGCAAGCCAGCGGCTTTGCAAAAATAGACCCGTTAATGGCGCTATTTGATGCTGCCGCGATTATGGTTTTAAACCCGGTAGCCCAAGATAGCAATTACGACGATGCATTAAGAAACCCGATTATCGTATGATAAAAATAACCTCCCTGCACTTTGCCTTTATGCTTTTATCGTTAGGCTGGGGGTTGTTTACCTTTGGGGTTTTTTATTTGTTTGGTATTGGCGTTGCTTGCATGGCCGCATCCGTGCCGTTTGTAGCGGTTTCCTTGGTTCTTTTTCGCGGCGCTGTAGCCGAGGGGCAGGCGAATGAATAAAAGCATTCTAGGGGCGTTTAAAAATGGCCTTAAAACAAAGTCTATCGGCACTGCTGAGAGTGGTTTTTTCAACCGCTGGGGCTGGGATGGAGGCGCTACTTATTCGGGTGCCAATGTCACGGTAGATAAAGCCCTGCAAAATGACACAGTATGGGCGTGCGTGAAGTTGATTAGTGAATCTGTAGCTACGTTACCAATACACATTTACAAGCGCACGGGTGACGGCGGGCGCGTATTGGCAAACGATCACTATTTGTTTGACTTAATACATTACGAACCAAATCAGCATATGACTGCTGTAGGGTTTTGGCAAGCAACCATAGCATCCGTTTTGCTTTGGGGTAATGCTTACATTTTCAAAACCTACAATGCAGCGGGCACGAAAATAATTTCGCTTGACATTTTAGACCCATCAAAAGTTTCTGTAACCAAGCAAACCTATAGTCAGGAGCTTGTATTTACGTATCAAAATGGCAGCACTCCAATAGTTCTTAATCGTGCAAACTGTATGCACATCAAGGGGTTCTCCACGGATGGACGCGTCGGTATGTCTGCTATCCAATACGGGCGCAATTCTATTGGTAGCGCAATTTCAGCTGATAAAGCAAGTGATGAAGTTTTCCGCGATGCAAGCCGCGCTACTGGCGTTATAAATACCGGAGTTTTGTTGCGCGGAGAACAACGCGAGCAGATACGAGATCACGTTAAAAAAGTGGCGGCAACGGGTGGCGTTTATGTTCTTGAAGCGGGTATGAGTTTTGACAGCTTGCGATTTAATCCGCAGGATGCGCAATTGTTGGATTCTCGAAATTTTGGAGTTCAAACAATTTGCCGCTGGTTCCGCGTCCCCCCCGTAATGATTGGGCATGGCGACAAGGCTAGTAGCTGGCCGACTAGCACCGAGGCGCAAGGAGCGTTGTTTTTACGCTACGTTTTGCGATGCATTATTTCTAGTGTCGAGCAAGAAATCCGCAGAAGTTTATTTAATTCATTTGAGCAAACCACTCATTTTATGGAGTATTCCATCGAGGGACTGCTTCGCGGGGACAGTAAAGCAAGGGCAGAATTTTATGCTAGCGCGATACAAAACGGGTGGTTGATGCCAAACGAAGCGCGAAGCCTAGAAAACTGGCCCCCGGTAGAGGGCGGAGATCAGCTCATGGTGCAAAGCAGCATGATTCCTATTGGTAAAATTGGGGTAAATATGTTACCATCAGCATTTAGTAAGTATTTAGATCAAAAGGTTGGCAATGATCAAAACTAAAGATTTTAATTTTGAAGTAATTGACCTTACCGATGATGGTAAGTTTTCAGGCTATGGCGCTGCGTTTAACAATGTAGACTATGGTAAAGATTCAATCCAGCCGTTTGCTTTTTCTAAAAGTTTAGAAAATTGGACAAAAAGTGGCCGAATCGTACCAGCATTGTGGCAGCATAAAACGGATGAGCCTATAGGGGATTTCCCTAATTTACTTGAAGATAATTTTGGGCTGCGTTTTAATGATGGCAATTTGTGGGTTGCCGAAGCTCCTTACGCCCGCATTGCCCAAAAAGGCATGAAGACAAAGACCATCACCGGGATGTCAATTGGCTATTCGGTGAAACGTCAAGAGCTTGACCGTAAAAGTGGAATCACCAAACTTTTTGAACTGGACTTAATGGAGATTAGTATTGTCACGCACCCAATGAATACATTGGCGCGGGTAACGGATGTTAAATCCATGCAAGATATTTTAGAGGCTGGGCAGATACCCAGCTTGAAAGAATTTGAAGATTTCCTGCGTGAGGCAGGGTTTTCTAAAACTCAGGCTAGCTTTGTTGCTGGCAATGGCCTGAGAAAATTGTTGCTTCAGAGCGAGTCTGACAACGCAGGCAGCAAAACCCTTGAACTTTTGAAATCCTTCAAAGTTTAAAACCTCACTATTGAAAGAAAATTATGTCTGATACTACCATTGAAATTCAAACCAAAGAAGCCTTGAAAGGCATTCAGGACAGCCTGCGAGAGCAGAACGAAAAAGTTAGCTTTGAAGTAAAAAAAGCTGGCGACATGGCCGAAAAGACTAAGCAAACCGTGGACGAGCTTATGCTTAAGCTAGGCGCTACACAGCAAGAGCTGAAAGCCGTAGAGCTTAAACTAGCAGATCAAAAGAACAATGAGCCGCAGCGCCAAAAGTCTTACGGTGAGCAAGCGATTGAAAACGAAGGCTTTAAAAAGTACGTCGAAAACGGCTCTCATGGCAGTATGAAAATGTCGTTTAAGACTATTACCTCTGCCAACGCTGGACGCATGATTCGCCCCCTTTGGGAAACTGAAACCGTCAACATTCCACGCCGCACGCTGACCATCCGTGACCTGCTGAACGTTGTGCCAATTGCTACCAGCTCGGTAGATTACCCACGTCAAACCGTTCGCACTAATGCCGCTGCAATGGTTGCCGAAGGCGCTGTAAAGCCTTACTCCCAGTACGAGTGGGGCAATGCTAGTGCCGTGGTGAAAACAATGGCTCACTTGACGAAAATCACTCGCCAAGCGTTTGATGATGCGCCGCGCCTTGCTGGCGAAGTCGATAGCGAAATGCGCTACGGCTTGCAATTGGTTGAAGAGGCGCAATTGCTAAGTGGCAACAACGTGGGCGAAAACTTGAACGGTTTGATTCCGCAAGCGACCGCTTACGTAGCGCCTATTGTAATTGCTGGTGCAACGAATATTGACGTTTTGCGTCTTGCCGCATTGCAGGCAGCAATTGGGAATTACCCAGCCGATGGTATTGTTTTGTCTTTGCAAGACTGGGCAAAAATTGAGCTAACCAAAGACCTGAATGGCAGCTACATTTTTGCTAACCCGCAAGGTGTTGCAACGCCTAATATGTGGGGCTTGCCTGTCGTTGCATCGCCAGCAATGGCGCTAGGTGCATTCTTGGTTGGCTCGTTCCGCTTCGGCGCAACGCTGTACGACCGCATGGGTATTGAGGTTCTTTTGTCCAGCGAAAACGCTGACGACTTTGAAAAGAACTTATTGACCATGCGTGCAGAGCAGCGCCTGGCATTGGCCGTCAAGCGGCCTGCATCGTTTATCAGCGGTACATTTGCCTAATAGACTGGGGCGGGCCAATAACCCGCCCCATTAAATTATGAAAATTGAACTTTTAAAATCTATTCTGGTGCAACCTAATGACGTTATGGCAACGCCACAAGGAACAGAGGTTGAAGTAAGCGAAGGCTTGGGTAACGACTTGGTTATCGCTGGCTACGCTAAAAAAATGACTGATGCACCTGCCAACAAAATGGCAGAACCACCCGTAAACAAAGCGAAAAAATAAGGAGGCGTTATGCCACAATTTAGCGTAGCCGTAAATAATGCGCGGCTTGATGTTATCGAAACCACAATCGGAGCTTCTGCGCAGTTGAAGTTTCGCACGGGCGCACCCCCTGCGAACTGTGCAGCTGCTGACACGGGTACGGTAATTGCAACGGTTTTGTTGCCAGCCGATTACCTTGCTAACGCTTCGGCGCAATCG